ATCATCCATTATGTATGGCTTAATAATGTTAGTCATATAACGATCTACTGTTTCAGCCCACGTCTCTCTTCTGTTCTCTGTCTCTAACCAACGAGCATAACGTGACGTATGAATAAAGGCTTGGTAGTCTGTAGGTAAGTAATTGTTCATAATCAGTCTTTCTTTGTTATAATTAAATCGGATAGGTCTGGTTCTTTGTAGTCTGGTCCTTTAAGAACCTTACCATCTTCTCTAAAGATAGGCTTACCATCACGCCCTAACTTACTCATATTACTTTTGTGTACTCTAGTAAAAGCTTCACCTACTACTTCAGCAGTATACAAATTAAAGTACATAGTAATACTTTCTCTAGCTTTATCTATGCCTTCATTTATTTCAGCTAACTCTTCTTCAGATATAAGATCACCTGCAAACTTAGGTGTAGTTAACATCATACCATTGTATACATACATAACGTCACACAGTTCTTTTAGGTGTCCTGCTGTACCGTAGTCTTCTGCACGTAACTCTACTAGTTCTTCTTCTATTAGGTTCATCCACAGACGTAGATCTAAAGAACCCTTAAACGTCTGTATAAACTCTTTAAGCATTTGTTCTTCAGGGGTTATTCTTATTTCGTATTCAGTCATTAGTACCTTCTTTCGGATAATATACGTCTACGTGGCAGTTACACTCAGGACAACTTAGGTTAGTTACCATAGACCACGTATCGTCTTCATGATCTATGTCGTGATCTCCACCCCATATAAGCTGGGTTTTGCAGTGCCAACAATTCATTTTCTATGCCTAACTAATACATTAGATAATTTTACGTCATCAATATCGTGAATCATGTTATGAAACATATCGTAGATATCTTCTGTGTGTAAATCTTCTGTAGCACTTAAAAGATTGTTAGGCTCGTCTACCTCTACAACTAAGGTGACACTAAAGGTCTTCATTTGTGTACCTCTTTGTACTTTTTAATTAATCTTTGTAGATACCACTCAGCTTTTTCTAAGTCTTCTAGGCCATTCTTATACTCGAACCGCCACAGGTACTTAAGTATAGCTCCTGCGTGATAAGCATACTTCTGATCCATAGTAGTTATTAATGCTTCAATAGCTTGTATACATTCCATACTACCATTTTGATTATAGTGTATAGGTTTATTGACTACATCAATATCTTTTTCAACTGTTTCTGTGTAATAACCATGCTTATCTTTTGCTGGTTTCCATTCTTCTGTTGACCATTTAGCCATTTATGCTGACCCCTTCGTAGGACTGAATAAACTAATCACGTTACTGCCTCTTTCTTTTTGTTCTAAATCTATAAGATCGTTTTGTACAAATTCACGGAAGGTATCATCTTCATTCAACAGAAACGTACAATGCTGTAGTAGTCGTATAAGTGTTAAGAAGTAACTCTTTGTTTCTTTGGTGTCTCTGTTGTTAGGACTTATTACTGCGTTCATTTCAAATTGATCATCCCACTCCTCAAACGTATCGTGATCAGATGCAATAAAAGCTAACAAATAAGTATGGTCACTCTTTATACCATCTGTCATATTGCTTTCCTTCTTTTTTGTTTAAGCTTAACTACCTTCTTCGTTGTACGTCTGCCTTTTTCTTTTAACCAAACTTCAGGTATTATTCTGTGTGACCACTTAAATTTATTCTTATCACACCAATCTGAATAAGTACTCTTAGCACCCTTATACAACTTAGCTTTAGCGTTACTAAACACAAAACGTATATCTAATTCAGGATGTTGTTTTCTAACACACTTGTGTTTATGCCTATCTTCAGAGTCAAACATACCTTTAGCTTCAACTATAATACCGTTGTCTAATAAAAAGTCAGGCGTGTAAGTACGATAGCGTAAGTCTTCCCACTCTATCTTTAACTGCTCATACCTGACTTCTTTTTGTATTTTAGATAGACTCTCTACTAATCTGTCTTCTAAGCCACTACGATAGGTATTCCATTTAGGATTGTATCTACGTTTCACTTGGCTTATCAGCACTCTCTGAAGTTAAAGAATGTGCTAATTGTTGGCTAAGGACTTTAGCGTAAGTGTCGTAGCTATCAAACTTTAATTTAACTGACCCTATTTCATTTTGTATGTTTAATATGGTGTTAAATAATCGTTTTTGATCTTCATTCATATCTTCTTCTGCGTAAGATTTATCGTCTATTGTAAACGTCCTGTTCATTAAACTGCTTCCTTATTGTCATTTATTAATACGTAATCTACCATAGGTAACACTCTTGCTTTTGATACCCTGGAAGGTAAGGTCTGTAGGTTCTCCCAACAAACACTCTTAAAGTTGCACCATCTACACGTCTCACCTAATTTCATATTGCCTGAAGGTTGTCTGTTGTGATACTCAGGTACAGGTTCGAAACAGCGTTCAAAAGGTTTATCCTCTTGTATATACGACACCGTTTCTTTTATTTTTTCTAGTACGGATTCTTTATCTACTGCATTAATGTTAACGTATTTAAAAGAACCGTTCTCTTTATTAATTACCCAGAAACCTCCTATATTTTTATCAGCGGCTACACCATACCCTACTAACTGTGGTATATAACCAAAAGTATCTTTCTCTATTAGTTTCTCAAAAGAAGAAAAGCGTGTGTTAAATGAGTAGTTACTAGCTGACTTAACATCATCAACAGCACCATCTAGTATCATATCATACTCACCTTTTATATGACCTAACTCCCCTAAATCTAAAGATACTGTATCGTTGTCGTCAAACACAATCCCTGCAGATGTAAGTAACCCTTTAAACACTGCCTCAACGATGTCACCTATAATCATGTTAATTAAAAAGTGAGGTTCGTAGGGTGCTTTACTTTCAGCTTTATTCTTTTGATGCCACAACTGACACGTAGGCTTACCTATGTTACTCATACGTAAACGAAAATCATCTCTTGGACCACCAGAGAATTGCTTAAGCATTGCTGACCTAACGTCAGAGGCAACCTTATCAGCCACCTCCTCAGTTATAGTCGTCTTACCCTCAAGAGCGTTCTGTAAAAACAGATTAACTTTAAGCTCGGTAGGATGCATTAATTGGATTCCTCAACATTAACCATTGAAGCTACTAGGTCAGCATCAGTAGCACTAAACGAACTTACATTAGCTCTATCCCATTCATCATTTACATACTTATCGTGCTTAGTTATCCAATCAGAAAAGATAATAAGTTTATCAGAGTCATCCTCTAAGTGACCTATCTTATCTCCTACCTCAGATTCAAAAACAGCATAAGTGTTACCGTTAGCCATCGTAGCTTCTACACCATTAAGTTTTTGAGAATATACTATAGTACCTGTCTCTCCACTTTTACTTTGTAATGCAGTGTATACCTTTTTAAGTTTATTATAAGAAGGCATATTCTTGAACTCAAATACGCAAGGTGTCCACTTATCTATGTAATCCTCTTTAATAACACCTTCTTCATCGACAGGATTATTAAGTTTAACTTCACCTAAGACAAGAACAGTTCTTTTCACATTACGTATAGATTGCTGTTGATCAGGCGTAAGAGTATAGAAGTCTTCAACGTAACCCATATGCCTGTTACCATTAAAGCCACCCTGTGTATCTTTAAGATCCATACTAAATATACTACCTTGAGCAGGACTTATTGTGACACTTTTTAAGAAGTTATTGTCTTCAGCTAACCACTTACTCCATCTCTCTCTTACAGAGAAAGTTCGTATTTCTACACCATCACTATATAAATTCTCTTCTTTACTTAAACTAAGCTTAAAAGATGTAGGCGGTACTATTTCAGTTTTAACTTTCTTACCATTCACTTCTACTTCACCCATAATAGACTTATTTAAAAGACTAAGTTGAGCTAAAGAAGACTGAGAAACTGTATTTGTGTAGACGGGTATACCCATCATTTCCTTAATTGATGTACCCTCTTGAGGTACTAATGCTATATCTGACATTTTGTATCCTTTGTTGTCAAAAAATGAAGTTAAGTTATACCATCAAACGTCTTTTGTGTCAAGCCAATTAGCTCCTATTTTAGCTTCTAAAAGTAGTGGAACGTTCATGGTCACACCATACGTTTCTTCTATGATAACATTAAGATCTTTGTTAAGTGTATCTATTATAGATATGACGTAAGGTATCTCTGTAGGGTGTACGTCAACTACTGTTGAGTCATGCACCGTATTAACTAGACAAGACTGCAGTTTACTTAGTCTCTCCTCTAGTTCTACCAATACAAGGGGTACTATATCTCCAGTACTAAACCCTTGCACAGGGTAATTCTTAATCATAGTGAAGCTAGACACTCCACCATTTTGCCTACGTACTACTTTAGGAAAAGCGTACTGCCTTCCGCTGGGTGTAGTAATCTTCTCGAAGCGTAACGCCTCTTCAGCTAAACTCTGATGCCAAGCAGCTATGCCTTGGTACTTCTCGTTAAAGTGATCGTAGTATGCACCCTCTGCTTTTGATTTACCATATGAACTCGCACCAAAAAGAGGGGCAAATGTATGAGATTTTGCGGTAGTACGAGAAATAGGCTGCCCTGCATCACTAATAACTTTAGCTGTGTAGCTATGTACATCAAACCCTTGGTTGATCTCTGTGATAGCTACAGGGTCTTGTGAGAGAAATGCAGCTACACGGAACTCTAGTTGAGCGAAGTCTGCCTCCAGGATCTGACCGCCATCCCATCTAGATATAAACACTTTCTTAACTGGGAACGTATTTCCACGGGGCATATTCTGCATATTAGGATTACGACCTGAGAACCTACCTGTAGATGTTACGTGTTGTGTAAGACTTACGTGTAAGAAGTTATCTGGTTTAGTAAATATATCTATACCTTCAACGAAAGAAGATAAGTAAGACGATACAGCAGATAGTCTTTTTAAATCAGTCAAGAACTTTATAGCTTCATCCATATTATTATTCTTAGCTGTAGCTATTAGTGTATCTAAGTTCTGTTTACTCGTACTAAAACCATTAGCACTAACCCACTTCTTCGAGGGTGCAATAAGTCCTAGCCCAGCTAACTGATTTAATTGCTTCAGTTGATAGCCACGAGTATCACACCCCACACACCTATTAGGTTTAGCGAAACGAGTGCCATCTTTCTTAGTTTTATAGGTCTTACCTTCACCTAAACATACAGGGCAAGTGTAAGCAGTTGTACGCCTAATTAATTTACTGTTAGCTTCTACGGCATCTTTGTACTCAGCAGGTGTCCTAGTATGCTCAAATAAATCAGCCCACTCTTTCTTATTATCTACCTTACGGCTAAATATAACTTGTGACATTTGTTCTGGGGAGTTTAAATTAATAGGAGTGTCACCCATTAATAGCTTGACTTGATCGTGCAACCTATCTTCTAGTATTGCTTTCTCATTCTCAAACTCAGTACGCACTTTTACTAATGCGGCTCTGTCTACCTTAAAGCCTGACATATACATACGAGTAAGCGTCTGACAAACTTTAAATGTTAGATCTCTTACAGTAACCATGCCTAATGATTCATCTAAAGAATAACTCTTGAGTTGGTGTTCATACAAGGCACACGTAGTATCTAAGTCACACCCTAAGTAATAAGTTAACTCATCAAGAGGTATCTCATCTGTGTTGTAACCTTTCTTAAAGTAAGCCTTGAGTGTATCATCTTTCTGAAAAGGTAAGTTTGCTCTGATAGCACATTGCTCTAAGGACAGCGGAAACTTTTGTCCTCGTATGAGTATGTATGCCGCCAGCATCGTATCCCACACCGCCCCATCATACTTGAAGCCACTCGCCCAGAGCCACATCAAGTCGTACTGAGCATTGTGCATGATGAGTAGTGTAGTCTCGTCTAATGCTTGCTGTACTAACTTATAGTTAGCACCACTAGTATCCTTATATTCAGTGTGATCAAACGTAAGCATATATCTCTCTGTTGGTATGTCTACGTTCTTAAACCCTACCTGTACTAGAGAGTTTGTTGGCTCAAAGGGATCTAGATGTTTCTTACCACCTCGTTTAGTTACTGTATTCTCTACATCTAATACTAGTCTCATAGCTACACCAAGTACTGACTGCGTTCACCGTCTAAGTTACAATGAATAGTACCGTGCCAGCCTCCTGTTAACTTATTCTTAGCTATTACTAAGTGCCTCTGTCTGTCTTCTTCTTCGCTCTCATCCGTTATAGGGTTACGAGCTACAAGTAATATAAGATCCGCTTCAGCGGCTTTACCTGTTCGGCTACCTTCAAGCATAGATTGATCTACACGCACCCTACCTTCAGCTTCAGCATTGAGCTGTGACATCCATATCACTGCACAGTTGTACTGTTTAGCTATGTTACGTGCGTATATAGCGGCATCTTTTAGGTATACATCAGACTTATCACTTGTCTTAGGTGCAAACTTATCTCCGATATCTATGATAACTATGTCTGGCTCATCTTGTTTTATAATAGATTCAACCCACGCTAAGTCTTTAGATGTACTATCTATAATTGTTATGTTTTTACGGACTTTACTGTATCGTGACATAGCTAAAGATTGATTAGTATTAATCTCTTCTAGAGACATACTAGAAGCTGCACATAAGTACCTAGCGGCTACTCTAATGTAGTCTTCTTCGTTGCACAGCACCATACATTTAGCACCTTGGTGAGCAAAACCATTAGGTGCAGCTATAGAGGAAGCATGGAAAGAAGTCTTACCTGTATTAGGTCTAGCTCCTACAATTATAAAGTGACCACCAGAGATACCTTCTACCTTACGCTTTAAGCTAGGTATGTTAAACTTCCATTGTGATTGTATCTTCGAAGATTTAAGTATTGTTTCAAAAGATATGTCACCGTACTCAATCTTGAGGTTAGGCGTAAAGTCATCCTGATATTTTTCTAAGATGTTACGCAGAGGCTCTAGCGAATTGGTTGTACCATTAACGTAATCAAAACCTAAGTTAGCTACCTCTTCGCCTACAACTTGTTGAAACAATTTAGATAGCACCTCTTCAGCTATGCTATCATTCATGGGTTGTTCTTTAGTTAGCTTACTAAAAAGTATTTTATACATCTCTTTGTTTGATGTAGTCATAGTCTGATTAGTAGAAAAGAATAGAGCTTCTAAGTCTGATGCTGATAAGTCAGTGTCGTATTCTTTCATAGCGACATCTAGTGATTGTTTAATTTTACGAGTGTCTTTAGTAAAGATTTTATCTGGGCAACGTATACCTTTATGTCTTTCATAGAACTCTTTATTCATCATCGTTTTGATGAGAGCCAGTTCCATCATTGAGCGGCTTCCAGTTCTTTTAGTCTTTTCTTAGCTGATCTAATAGAATCTAAAACCATAACGGATATATTACTACAAGCATTAAACCCATCTTTAGGTTCATTTTTAATTAACTCTTCTAGTGTCTCTATCTCTACTTTAACATTCTCTATCTCACCACATATACTCATTGTAATATCCTTTCTAACTTAGCTATGTCGTCCTCTATTTTATATTTTATATCATCTTCTAGCCGCATGGCTATAGTGTTTAATCCTGTCCAAGCCTCTATCTCTCGTTTGTATGTCAAGGTCTTGTGTGCGGCATCAGGGTCTAACGCTACAACTACCTTAGAATAGTTTTGTATGTGTTGCATTTGAGCCTCACCTAGTGAAGTACCTAAGATAGCTAACCCCGTTGTTCTAGGAAAAAGATGTGCAATAGTTATAGCACTAATGACATCCTCAACTATTACTACTGTATCGTTTGAGTTACCTAACACTCTTGTAAAAACAGTAGCTTCTCCTGTATACCTAAACCACTTAGGTTTAGACCCATTTAAAGATCTACCAGTGGCATCTAGCAACCTGTTGTTTTCTTTTATCAGAAATACTGCACGACTATCCTTAACGTCATACATTAAGTCTTCTGTATAAAGGTTCCATTTCCTTATAAACTTTTGCATTTCTGTGTGTTGATGTGATGGTTTAACTAAGTACTCTGGCACTACCATACGCTCTGTATCAATAGGCTTATCGGTAGAGTGACCCTGCATCTTAACTTTAATCTCATCAGCAGTCATGCCTATTCCGTATGCACCCCTAACTGTACAACTAAGTTTGAAGCAGTGGTAAACTAATACACCGTCATCCTTCCATACAGTAAATGTATTTTTAGCTCTGCACTGTGGGCAATCCATTCTTAAACGCTGACCCTCAGCTATCGTTAAAGTATCTAGGTGAGACTTAACATTCATTCTTTATTAGCCTTTCTTTTATTTAATGCTGTTGATGCCCCACGAAAAGTATTAACTAGATAAGGCGTGACGCTATCAGGACTACTGTGTCCACTAACTTGCATGATACCTGTAACGTCAACTCCTGCTTCAACCATTTCAGTTATAACTGTACGTCTTAAGTCCATAATCCATAACTCTTTAGGTAGACCTGCCTCTTCTTTAACTTCATTAGCTAAAGTAGATATCTCTGACATATTATACGGTGAGTAGCCACCATTTCTAGGATACACACGAGGTGCAACGTATTCAGAAATATCTTTAACGTATTCATACTGCTTCTTAAGTATTTTTATAAGATCATCACTAATTGGTAAGTGTACATTAGCTCTTCTTTTACTTTGTTCTAAGTCTAGTCTTTTCTCATTTAAGTTTAATGTATCCCACTTTAAATTACGCATATCTCCAGGTCTTTGACCCCATTCATATGCCATATAAGCTATCAAGCCTATTGCTTTCCACCTGTATTCACTAAAGGCAGTAGCTAAAAATAGTTTTACTTGGTTCTCTGTCCATTTAACTTTACGAGCCGTATCTGGTGTGCCTTTAACTAAAGACATTGGATTAGATACAATAGCTTCATTACGTATAGCAGTATTAAAAACAATACTCATACAAGTACGATGAAAGTTAGCTTGTCTGACACCTATGTTAGCTAACCAAGTATCATATAAATGAGTAGCGTGTTTAAACCTAACGTCTTTTAATCGTATGCCACCGAACAACTTATTGTTTTGCACGGGTGTGTTACACGCTTTAATCATAGTGTTGTAATAATCTTTTTGGCTTCTACCTGATATTTTAAGATAGGCAGGGGTGCTAAAGTAAAACTCACACGCCTGTCTAACTGTTGAACTTTCTGATATAACTAACTTCTTTCGTTTCATTTATTTGTAACCCAGTATGACCAAGCGTGAGAACAAAAGTCTTTTCCCATAAATGCATCAATAAGTCTACATTTATTTCTCATTCTTTTTCTTCTTAGTTTGTGTTGTGCTACTGCGTACTGATTTATCTTCTCCCTCATCTTTTTTGATAGGAACATTATCTTCTCCTTTATCCTCTAATTTAGTTAAGTCGGTGGATGCCCAATCATCAACTGGGTCATCCTCCTCACCATCAACACTCATGAAATAAAACTAAATGCTACACCATAAAAAACGTATGTAACAAAACATAAAAACATAAAATATAGTATACTGTTTATAACAGACTTAACTATCTTCATCATCTATAGTTTCCTCTACAACAAAGTTTACAGTTCTTAGTCCTTCCTCGATGCCTACCATCAGGTAATCAAACGGACACGTCTTTAACCAAGCGTGTAACTTCTCTTCCTCTGACAAGAGATCCCACTCAGCTTGCGTGTGACCGTGTAGCGATTTTACTGGGTGGGTACTACTAAGTATAACTTTTCTCATTGTCAGTGTATCTCCTCTAACTCTTTTAGTTTTTCGAAGACACGTTTAAGAGACTCTCTTGCTGCTCCTGCCTGTTCGAATGCATTCTTTAGGTTGCTTTTATCTATAGGTGAAACTCTAGGCTTGATAGCGACTACCTCACCCTCATCATCATGGACAAACTCATGTGAACTTGTTGGCGTTACATATTTAACTGGCTTTATAACATTAGCCGCACCAACTTTATGTACATTGAGAAACTCAAGTAACTCAGCCTTACTTGTGGGTACATCTGTAGTATCCCATTGGTCTAAATCTTTTTTAGCGTCAGCTTGAGTGCCTCTCCAATTGCCTTTCTGATCTGTGTATAGTCTCATATCAATGTATCTCCTCTAAGACATACTCAAACTTTAAACCATCAGCATACATAAATTTTCTTAGCCATTCTCTTTGCATTACGACTAAGTCTTCTATGTCGTTTATATATTTATCTGTGCCAACTAGTTTATACTTCCACTTTTTTTCGTCTTTATGTCTTTTAATTTCATAACGCCTTGGAAAACCTTTAACTTTTACTTTGTATGACTTATCAACTTCATAGATTCTTACTGTTCCATAACAATTCATTTATTAATTCCTTCTAAGTTAAATTAAAGTACCCCCAGAAGCAGGGATACCTTGTTGTTATACAACTAATGTTACTCGTCAGTTGTAGTAGTAGTTGTAGTACTATCATCTTTATTGACAGCATCATCTACTGTTGTAGACGGAGCTGTAAAAGCTATCAATAGCATTACTGCTATTAGACCACTAAATATACTCATATTATTTTCCCCCTTTCTTGAATAGTTTTTTTATATGTAAATAAATCTGGGTTTTGTTCTATAGCATGAAAGGCGTTTTCATATGCGTGATGCCAATCTGTTATGTAACCTGTTTTAGCATCTTGATTGGCTATAGCTTTTGCTAGTGCATTTATTTGGCTATCATTCATTTTATTTCCTTTCTTTCTGAAATGTAATTCTCTACAAAATTTAACTGGTTTTGTATTTGTTTTATATCATTTAAATAATCAGATACTGTTCTATCTGTATCATCTAACAGACACGCAACTAAGCTGTTTGCTTTACGTACTTCTTCTAATAGTTCCTTATTCATCATATTATTTCCTCCACTGTTGCATCTGATGAAAAGTTTTCAAGTATTGTTTCACCTTTTTCTGCAACTGTTAGTAGTGCTTCCCAACGATCAGTAGCTTCTACTTCTTCTTCATATGTAAACGCTACTTTATATTTCTTCATCATATTATTCTTCCTTCTCTTGTATTTCAGTTAGTTTTTTAATTTTATTTAAAGTTCTAACAGCTACACTTATTTTCTTTAGAAAATCAGAGTAAGTTTTTAGTTGAACAGAAACAGATTTTTTTCCTTGATGTAATTCTTCTTGTTTAAAAGGGAAACAAGGATAGAAATCAAATTTAAAAGCATCTGCGTTGTCTTCTATGAAATGATCGAGGCATACGTTTATACAATTTAGTTCATCGTCTTCGAATTTAATTATAGGTTTCATTAGTTATCTCCTTCATCTACTAAGTGTACGTCGTCGCTCAAATACCAACCGCCATCCATTATGCCGTCATGCTGTATGAACTCACCACCGTCCACGTTGCGTTTGATCCATGTACGCCGTTCATCTTCGGGTACGTCATCGGGTACGTCTCCCTCCCATTTCAGATAGGTTTCCATTGTTGCGCTAATCCATACTTTAGGCATTAATCTTCTCCTTTATTATAGCCATAGCGTAGCAGATATCATCCCACGTCTCATCGTTGTTATCAATACCCTCTGGAATGTTGTCTTCCCGATAGGCGTGTAATACTTCCCATATCGTATCTAAATGTTCAGTCATTAGTTATCCTTTCACTAAGGTTAGATGTGGTGTTTTCTTTTTAAGACTAAGGTAATCTGGATGATCTTGTAACATAATGTTTACCGCCTCCCTAAACATCTCAGGAAAAGCATTTCCCATATGCTGACTAGGTGATCTCTTTTCTACAGAAAAACTGTACTCAGGAAACTTATGTTTTAACACCTTGCATTTCTGCAAGGCATTATCTTTCCTTAAAAAGGACATAACAAAATACCTGTTTTGCTCGTGAGATAAAGGAACAAAATGTATATCTTGTTGTGTCTCCATAATTATATTGAATGATTTATTACTCATGCCGCTAGTAGCTCCTTAAATGTTGTTGAGTTAGTCCACTTGACTACCTTCTGTTCACGTTCCCACATTGATGTAGCACGAGTATCGTTACCCATATCTTTTAACTTAAAGCCGTTATCAGTGTGACTACTGTAGTTAGTCATGGCACTATACAAAGCCCAGAGGTTCTTACCTCTAACAGAAGCTTCATCTATAAACAAGTCATACATATTACTAGCCATACGCTTAGACATACCCATAGGCTCTAACAATTCTTTTAAGTTGTCCATTTGAGACGCACCGAAGTTTGTGTCAGCCATACGCTGTAGGTACTTAGCGTGTTCTATGAAGTTATTGTGTGACTGCTTTATCTCATCAACGAAGTTACTAAGACTAAAGCCTGATGTATTCTTCTTACGTACTTGCTCGTATGTACCAGTAATAATACCGTTAGTACAAAAGTTATCGACTGCACCGAACACACCCAAGTTACTCTTAGTGCCGTCTATACCGTGCCACAAGATAGCTCGTTGAGATACCTCAGTTGTATGCTTATCAGTACGGATAGTGTAAGATATGTTAGGGAACACTATGTCTAGTAATGCTACTGCACCATTATGTGCTGAACTAAACCTAGGTATAACCTCTGACGTATCCTCTGAACCGAAGTTCTCTACGATTGCATTGACGATGTTCCTGAAGAAGTCACCGTGAGGTACAGACGGAAACCCTGCACCCACAATACCCAAGACCTCATCAGTATTGCCGTTGATGACATACTTCTTACCCTTGAAGCGTGTGTCTTCGTATCTAATAGGGAAGTCTAGGTGCTGAGGCACTTCGAAGTCTGTAGTTAAGTTAAAGTATTCTTTTTGGTAGTTTGTTGTATCTAAAGCCATTTGTTTTCCTTTCATAGCTTAGTGAGTTGAGCGTCCGAGGTAATGACCTCGAACACTTTAGTTGTACAACAGAGATATCATATAGTAATCCTGTTGTCAAATGAGGTTCTGCATACTTATATATTTACCGTATGCTTTTTTAAGTGATGATGCTGATCCTTTTACTTTTCTGTCGCTAGATTGATAAAACAAACAGTCAGCCCACAACAGTATGGAATCCATCTTGGGTTTATCATCTACGTCTATCCAATAATACATATGAGATTTTTTGAAGATGCGAGGTACTGGTTCTTTATTTAAAACGCACCAATCATAAAGACGTTTAGTTATACGAAGTTTATTATTCATCTCGATACAAATCTATTAAACGATAGTGTTCAACTGGATCATCAGTGTTACCTGCTACATAAATAGAAAAAACTTTGCGTCCTTTATTATCTTTCCATAAACGCAGATCTAATACATTATCGTATTCTATTGTTTCATCATCAGGGTAACTCCATAGATTATTATTCTTGGGATCACCGTACTCCCTATTCATCTTAATTTTCTTTCCGTGATGCATTACGGATTGTTTTATTATCTGTTTCATTAGTATCTCCTCTGTTTTTAGATAACATTTGTTTTAAGTAGGCACTACTCCACCACTTATCTGCGCGTAGTGCCTTACGTGTACGTTTGCACACCGTAGTTTTTCTTAGGTTCTTTTTGCAAAACAATATAGTGCCTCCTCCATAGTGGCGTAGTAGCTACCCTCAGCCCAAGAGTTGTCATCTATATTGTGACGGTAAGCAGTGAAGCATACGTAAGGGTGTAGCTTATGATTGTGCCTGTAACATACACCACACCAGTACGCATTCTTGAAGTCTCGTAGTGGTATGGGTCGCCACGCTATTATAGGAAAGCTGTTAAGGCTTTCGGGTATGTCTTGTATATAAGTTAATCCTATAAGCATTTTTATTTTACCTCCTCTAATAGTTTTTCTACATACTCTAAAGCCTTCTCAATCCTAGCCATAGCCAATGCACTTTTACCTCTAGCTTGTCTTATTCTAGTTTGTTCCAACAAAGTAGATCGTATGTACTCTAAGTACATTTTATGTGTTTTTAGTTTTTTAGTTAAGAACTTTAGGTTTGCATCAGTAACAAATTTTATTTCTTTAATCATATTGTGCATTATTTTATCTCCTTGTTTTGTGTTTCAGTGAATAGATCTAGGTTACGCCATCTAACGTAACCTAACTCATTTTTATAGAAGTCTTTAAGCCATTGGCTATCTGACTTGTTATCCCAGTTAGTGTGTAAACCTATATGCTTTTTGATGTCATTTATAGTGATAGGTCTATCTACAACCTTACCTCGTACCTCTGTACGTAAGTAAACACCTCGCATAGCTTCAATGAAAGCCATACGTTTGTGGTAATTAACGTAATTCTTTTTAGTGATCTCTCCGTAGCCTACACTAGCTCCAGCCCATATTAGTGTTTCGGTTAAGTTAGATAAGGTATTATCTTCTTTCATACATACATTATCGAAGTCTTCTACTGCTTCGCAGTTCCAGTTAAGTGACATTCTATGTCCTCCATAAGTTAAAGTTTAGTACGAGGTAGCTACCTCGAATGGTTATCGTTACTTGATTATCCTCCTATTATGCAAGTTGCGTGATACGCAGATACCGCATCACCTGTAGTTAATTTCTTGTTAGCTCTGTTACCAGCTACGTAGTCGCACCAAGTATTCCACCAATACTCAGAGCCACCAGTTTCCTGAGTTAAGAGTACGTATTTCTGTATCTTCTTAAGCTTAGTCTCTGGCTTAACAGTCTTAGCGAACTTTAGTGCAGCACGATCTAGGCCTAACCTATCGAGGTTATGACTATCGAGACACGCTACATCTAACCCTACTAACTGAGCCACAAATGCCGCCTTGACTATGCCTAAGTTGGGTACGTTAGTGAGTACATCTATAGCACCAACTGGGTCGTTATGTTTGACTGCTACCTTGAGTGCTTGATGCAATACGTGCTTGTGTTCTACAGCGTACAAGTAACCATTACGTTTCATAGTCATTGCTATACTGGTTGCACCCTCATTAGCTACACCATCCATAAACTTGCCTACGTTAGACAATGCATTCTGAATAGTGCCAAGCACAAACGTTATACCTATTACAGTGTTGTCGGGGTTCTTCAGTATGAACTTAGCTATTTTTTTGTTGTCACGTTTATACATATTATTCTCCATGTTGTTTAAGATTAAATTGTAGTGCGAGGTCGTTACCTCGAACTGTTTACTTGTATAACTAAAGATAAAGGGGATGTCAAATCACCGCCAATCATCCCACAGCATATACAATGCAAACGCTATGAATGGCACAAATATAAATACATAAAGGCCAATCAATATAGTAATATCAGTATTCATTATCTATCCCTCCACAGCCACTGCTCCCACAATATATAAACTATAAATGCTACAATAGGCGTAGCTATGATTGCTGTTAGTGCCATAAGCATTATGTCATCATGCATCGTAGGCATCCTCATCATACATAGCCCCATCAAGTATAGCTAAGATAGCGTTAGCTAATTGCCTAGCTGTCTCAAACTTTACGCTACGCCCATGCACTAAATCACCATTATTTGTTATAATAGCTACCTCACAGTGATTATCAAACTTAACGATACTTACATTACCTATAGTAATATGCGGTGTATTTAATGCACCTGTAGTACACTGAAATTTAAAATCTTTATCCATTTATATATCCTTTACTTTAAAGTTTAGTCCAAGGTAGCTACCTCGAACGGTTAATATGAAACGCCTAACGCGCCCCATGCAATACATACTATCATGATTTACAGTATGCATAGCATAAGACAAGCTTAAGCCTAGCGCATAATTAAACACGCTAGGCGAAATATTAAATTGTAATAGTTTAGTTTAAGATAGGTCTTTAAAGTTGTCCTGAATTAAAGCAACAACCTGAGCTTCAGTTTGACCTAGTGATAGAGCTAATGTGACTAGTTCAAGTGACATATCGACAATGGCATCTAAACCGTTCTCCGATTTATTTTGAGCCTTAAATGCTACGTTTGATTTAGACTTAGACTTAGACGTTTTCTTAGGCTTAGTGGTTGCAGTAGGTCGAGTATAGCCGCGCGCTTTTTTGGCTAGGCTGTCTAGGCCTTGGAAAGCAATTGACGGATCTTTAACGAAGGCCTTGCGAATGTTATCCGCGTTGGTAGCGATATTCATTAGAGCCGTTCTAGACTTAGAGTTATATTCCATGCCAAACCTAGATTTATCTACTGAAGCTTTAAATTTTTGGTTATTAGTTGGATATAGTAATTTGTATTGCTCAATAGCATTACCCACAGTGATATAAGTTTCAATTTGAGATACACCATTTAGTTTCGCTTGATCCATTAAATCCGCGCAATAGTCTAATAATTCGTTTGGTTGATAGGCCACAGCCTCTTTGCCTCGACCTATTGTGAAAACGCCTGAGCTATCCATAACGCACTTTAGAGTTGAAGGTGTAGCGATCTTTAGTTGTACTTGTGTCATTTTTATTCTCCGTAAATTAAGATTAAGTTTTAGTAGTACAACTCTTATTACAAATTGAGTAACATAAGTCAAGCGACCCTAAGTAAAATAATTTATTTAGTGCGAGGTAACGACCTCGAACTGCTATAGATATGGGTATACCATTTAGAAAAACTTTTAGAGGGGGATATGGTTTTGGGATATGGTTTTCTGGTTAGTGATGAGTAAAACTTTTTTTTGCATATATATAGTCATGCATCAAAACAATAAAAACACCTCTTTTTTTGTAGGCCTAGCAAACACTTGTTTTTTATACCTTAAAGAATAACTAATCCGTATAAATATATAATGATATCAATAGTTTATATGATAGTATGTGTATCCTAGCAAAAACCAAACACAATATTGACCCCTGCGAGTGCCACCCCCACCATACCCGTTACGTATATATGTACAAATACACAGAAGTGATTTTTGAAACGCCCTTTTATTGTTGTATACAAGCACAACCACTACAAGAAATGTTACAAAGTGTTACAACTAGTATAACTATTAGTATCAAGATTTGTTACAATATGTAATATACTTGATTTAGGGTATTGACACAGCACGAACTTTAAGTATAACTACGTAGTAGTAGTAGGTAAGTAATACTTTAAAGTTAAATAATAAAAAAAGTACGTAACATAAAAAGTTATACTTACCATTGACGTAATCTTTTTGTTGTGTTAGTATTAACTATTCCCCCCTAATATGTAATTAATAAAATAAAGGCTTGACTTATATGTTAAAGCAAGTAAAACTATGTAATACTAGTAATAACACAGATGATGTGTTAGGTAACTTTTACAGAGCTTTAGCTTCTAACAATTCTAATGCGTTAAAGAACATACACATTCCTAGATCTGATGTATTTTACGTAAGACAAGCAATATATAATGACACAGGAACTTTGTATTCTTTAGATCACGTAGAGAGAGCTATGTATCTTGAGGGTCACTTAGACCGTAAAGATGTGTTAGACCCAGATAGGATAAGACCGTATGCGGATTAAACACATTGTAATATTATTGTTATGCATAATGCCACTCAGCGGATGTTTAGGTACAGGCTTTGTAGTTAGCAAACTGATAGGAGGCGGTAAGTCCAGCGGTCCTACAGTTAACGCTGATGTACAAGCAGGTAAGAACAACACTAAAGCCCTTGTATCTAACTCAGAGTCAACTGAAACTAAAGCTGGCGACAACGCTACCATAACAAACACTAAAGTTGAAAGCCAACTAGCACCACAAGGTAACGTAGATAGCATAAACGTTATGAACCAAGACATACCCTTGTGGATGATCTTGTTACTTGTACTGGGTTGGGTACTACCTTCTCCTATAGAAATATGGAGAGGATTCCTCAAGACTATTACGTTAGGTAGATACCGTGGGTGATAATAAAAAAGCTATACCAAAAACTACTACAGGTAAGAACGCTAATTACCGTAAGACTAGAGACGGTGCAGGTATGACCGCTAAAGGTGTTGCAGCGTATCGAGCTAAAAACCCAGGTAGTAATTTAAAGACTGCTGTTACAGGTAAAGTTAAAAAGGGTGGTAAACTAGCAGCCAGACGAAAGTCGTACTGCGCTAGATCTTTAGGTCAACTAAAGAAAAGTTCAGCTAAGACTAGGAATGATCCTAACTCTAGAATAAGACAAGCTAGAAGACGGTGGAAGTGTTAACACACATAAGGAAGTAAGATGAGTATATTCACAGACAAGAAGAGCAACCTAGAAGCTAAAGGCTTTGTAGTACAAGATGACAACACAGTCTTAGGACTTAACGGTCAACCCGAAGCAGGTATGGATGCCTACGGACAGGTATGGTTTAAAGACGAAGAGATAGAAGCTATATGTAATAAAGTAGAGGAAGAAGCTACACCCGAAGAAGCCCTTGTAGCTGCTGACCCAGTTGAGACAGAACTAGTACGAGCTAGAAACGATAAAGGCCACTACATTAAAGATGACCCAGATACAGAAGTCAACGAAGCGTGGACTACTAAGGTAATTAAAAAGATAAAACCTAATAAGAAAAAGAAAAAGACTAAGTAGTGTCACCTAAGAAGCTACAAGTAGACAGTAAGTACGCTATGGCTGACACTGATGGTGACGGCATTATTACTGACGAAGAAATGGATCGCCACGAAAGGTGGATACGCCTAGAGAACGAAGATAAGCTAATGGACACACAGCGTATAATGGCGTGGCTGGCAATGTCTGTAACTATAGTAGCAGTTATAATATTGTTTACACCTATTGTAAGTGCAGAAAAAATGGAATCCGCTGCTAGTTTTTTAAATACTTTTATAGTAGCTCAGTTAGGAGTAGTTGTAGGATTCATGGGTGCTACAGCAATAAGTAAAACAAAGTCTAAATAAAGGGTAAGTACTATGGGTAGAGAAGAAGAAGAAGCTAAACGTCAAAAAAGACTAGAGAAACTTAGAAAAGAAGCTAAGAAGAAAAAGAAAACTAATAAAGCTAAACCATTGAAGATGGACAGAGAGTCCGTAGAAAAACGTAGAATGGAAGAGCTAGAGCGTTTACGTAAAGAGTATAAAGATAAAAAACAAAAAAAGAGTATAGCTAAAGAAAACGAAAAGCTTAGTAAAACTAGAAATAGATCTAGCCTAGATAAACTAGAAAAAGTTTCAATGTTCGGTAAGAAAAATAAGAAAGCAGATAAAGTAACAGAATTAAAAATGTTTAATGGTAAAATGATACCTAAGAAAGAGTATGACTTAATAATGGCTACTCGAAAAGCACTAGGTAAAAACAAAGGTGGTATAATGTACGGTAAAAAGAAAATGGGTTATATGTCAGGCGGTCAATCTAAATTAGATAAAAACAAAGATGGTAAAATATCTGGTTCAGACTTTAAAATGATGAACCGTGGTGGTATGTCTAAAAAAGGTATGTCGGACTATCGTGGTGGCGGTATGTTCTACAACAGTAAAAAGAAAAAGTAATGTGGTTAGCTGTCATACTTCACTGTATTACACTAGAAGCTGACACCTGCGATATAATGGTTAGAACGGGAGGTTTGTTTCAAGACAAACCTGCGTGTTCAGACAGTGTAACTAAAATGGGTAAGGCACTAAGTAAGAATAAAGTGTATGTAGCAACACACTGTTTTAAGTTAAAGTCATTAGGTAAAACAGCTTAGATCATATCGGGGTTGCAATAATAGCATTTTTATGATATAACTAAATATGGTATAACTTCCTTAGTCATTAAAGAGGAGTTATACAAAATGATCAGACGATTAATTAACATATATAAAACATACACAGAAAACAAAACAGCATACTGGCAGCTAATGAATATGACAGAAAGAGAACTAAACGATTTAGGTATCTGTCGTGGTGACATTAAAAGATTAACAATAGGAGAATAACAACTATGGATTGGATTAAAGGAAGACTAAAAGAACCTTCAAGCTACCTAGCAGTTGCTGTAGCTGGTGTTGGTTTAGGTATATTATTTAGTAACCCTGTATTTACTTGGGCAGGTATTATCTGTGGTATATTTGGCTTAGTGCTAAAAGAAAAAGGTGGGGCAGAGTAACATGGCTTACATTAAACGATTAATAAGATCCTTACTTAATATGCCTTGTAGTTGTTGCGATAAATGTCAGTGTGGTAGCTGACATGAAAGGCGTAAAACATTATCTTCGTGACGGTACAGTTCATACAGGTGGTATGCATAAAATGTCTAACGGTGTATTGCATACAGGTAAAACACACAATAAGAATAGTAAAAAGTTATACCACCTTAGTGAGTTATCTAAAACAGTACAAAAAAAACTTAGAAAAAAGAAATCATAACTATGGCAGCAAAATCTAAAAAAACAAGTTCACCTACCCCTAGTAATAAAAAACTATACAATGCAGTAAAATCAGAAGCTAAAAGTAAATTTAAAGTCTATCCTTCTGCTTACGCTAATGCTTGGTTAGTTAGAACATATAAAAAACGTGGTGGTGGGTATGCGTAATGGCCCCTAGAAAAACAAAACCAAAAACTAGTTCTTATAAGGGTGGTTTACGCAAATGGTTTAAAGAAGATTGGCGTGACGTAAAAACAGGTAAACCCTGTGGTCGTAGTGGTAAAAAAGATAAAGGCAGACCATACCCTGCTTGTAGACCTGCTAACGTAGCTTCACGAATAACTAAAAAAGAAGCAGCTAAAAAAACGTCATCTAAAAGAGTAAACTGGTCAGTGACAGCATCAGGTAGAAGAAGAAAAAAGGTAACAGCGTAGTTATGGCTAGACAATTAACGGAAAACCAACAGAACTTCTTAGAGGTACTGTTCGATCAAGCAGCAGGTGATGTAGTCCTAGCTAAGAAGCTATCAGGCTACAGCGATAATACACCTACACGTATTATAGTTGAGTCGCTCAAAGAAGAGATACTAGACGCTACACGCTCATATTTTGCTAGAACTGCGCCTCGTGCAGCTTTTGCGCTAGGTAACGCTGTGAACGACCCTACAGAGCTAGGTATAAAAGAGAAGATGGTTGCAGCTAAAGATGTGTTAGATAGGGCTGGTTTGATTAAGACTGATAAAGTAGACATACAAGCATCTAGTAGTGTATTTTATTTACCACCTAAAGAGGGTAATAATGAATAGAAACTATAAGAGTGAATACAAAAACTACCAAGGTAAACCTGCACAGATAAAGAAACGTGCATCTCGCAACACTGCAAGAGCTAAAATGGTAGCTGGTGGTGTAGCTAAGAAGAATGACGGCAGAGATGTAGCTCATAAAAACAATAACCCACTAAACAATAGCCGTAAGAACCTTAAGATGTCTACTAAAGCATCAAATAGGTCTTTTCCTAGAACAAAAACAGCTAAAAGAAGATAAATACAGTACTATACTATGCGTACAAGATATACAGGGTTAGGGTACTGGGAATTACCTAAACCTAATAAAGGTAAAGAGAAAGAATGGCACACTATAGCGCGTGTAAGTCGTACCATACCTTTCGGTTACACAATAGATGAAGCTAACGATAAACTTTTACAACCTGTATTTATAGAACTAGAAGCATTAGAACTTGCTAAACGACATTTAAAGCAGTATGCTTACAAAGATGTAGCTATTTGGTTAACTAAACAAACTAATCGTTATATTTCTGGTGAAGGTTTAAGAAAGCGAATAAAAGTTGAGCAAAAACGTAAGAGATCAGCTAAAATTAAACGCGAACTTGCCAGAAGGCTCAAAGAAACGCTTGAAGAAATCCAAAAACTCGAAGAAAAAGGTATCGGCAGCTACTCCTACAGAGAAGAAACAGCCTAAAACAGTAGCAGCTACGCCTATACCATCAGAAATACCTGTAGAAGAGCTACAAAACGTAGTGTTTTCTCCTAACGCAGGACCACAAACAGATTTCTTATCTTCTTCAGAGCGAGAAGTACTATTTGGGGGCGCAGCAGGTGGTGGAAAAAGTTTTGCGATGCTTGCTGACCCCTTACACGGCTTAAATAACCCTAATTTTAGTGGTTTATTAGTCCGACACACGACAGAGGAACTACGTGAGCTTATACAGAAAAGCCAAGAGCTATATCCTAAAGCAATACCAGGAATTAAGTGGTCTGAACGAAAAAGCCAATGGATTTCCCCTAGAGGTGGTAGACTCTGGATGTCTTACCTCGATAAAGACATGGATGTCATGCGTTATCAAGGTCAGGCTTTCAATTGGATTGGTTTTGACGAACTTACACAATGGAGTACTCCTTACGCTTGGAATTATATGAGATCAAGACTCAGGAGCGCACACTCTGACGAGTTAGGTTTGTATATGAGAGCAACTACCAACCCAGGAGGTGCAGGACATCAGTGGGTTAAGAAGATGTTTATCGACCCTAGTCCAGCTAAAGATCCTTTCTGGGCTACAAACATAGAGTCAGGCGATACATTAATATACCCTAAAGGTCACAGCCGCGAAGGACAGCCTTTATTTAAACGTAGGTTTATACCTGCTAGTTTGTTTGATAATCCTTACTTGTCAGAGGGTGGTGACTACGAAGCGATGCTTCTATCTCTACCTGAACATCAACGTAAGCAACTACTAGAAGGTAACTGGGATGTAAACGAAGGTGCAGCATTCCCTGAGTTTAACCGTAACATACACGTAGTAGATCCGTACACTATACCTAAGAGTTGGACTAGATTTAGAGCGTGTGACTACGGATACGGTAGCTGGACTGGTGTAGTATGGATAGCTGTAACTCCAGCAGAACAGTTAGTAGTATACAGAGAAATGTATGTTACTAAAGTTACAGCTACAGATTTAGCTGACATGATACTTGACGTAGAACAAGAAGATGGTACAATTAGATATGGTGTGTTAGACTCTTCACTGTGGCACAACAGAGGCGACACAGGACCTAGTTTAGCTGAACAGATGAACATGAAGGGTTGCAGATGGCGACCATCCGACAGAAGTAAAGGCTCTCGTGTATCAGGTAAAAACGAAATACATAGAAGGCTACAGGTAGACGAGTTTACAGAAGAACCAAGGTTAGTGTTTTTTTCTAGTTGTACTAATACAATAGCGCAAGTACCTAGTTTACCTTTAGACAAACGTAATCCTGAAGATGTAGATACACACGCAGAAGACCACTTATACGATGCCTTACGATATGGTGTTATGACAAGACCAAGAAGTTCATTATGGGATTTTAATCCTGCTACACAACGCTCTGGCTTTCAAGCGTCAGATACAACATTTGGATATTAACATATGGCTGAAGATGATCTAGAATACAACATTGAATCTGACGAGTCTTCCTTTATAGATGACGCTAAAAAAACGGAAGATAATGTAGACCCGTCAGTAGGTAGAATAGCTAATTTTGTTGAGGGTAAGTTTAGTAAAGCAGAAGACGCTAGACAAAATGATGAGACACGTTGGTTACAAGCTTACAGAAACTACAGAGGTTTGTATGGCCCTGATGTACAGTTTACTGACACAGAACGTTCTCGTGTATTCGTTAAAGTAACTAAAACTAAAACACTTGCAGCATACGGGCAAGTCATTGACGTGTTGTTCGGTAATAATAAATTTCCTCTTAGTGTAGACCCTACTACCTTACCTGAAGGTGTAGCTGATACAGTGCATTTTGATGCAGATCCTAAAGCAGAACAAGGCATAGAGGAGATAAAAGAAGCATTTAATAGACCTACTTTCTCGCCTGATAATACACTAGAACCAGGTGACACAATTAATTCTATTAAAGACAGATTAGGTGCATTACAAAATAAGTTAGAACCCGTAGAAGAAAAACTTGTTGAAGGTCCAGGTACTACACCTACAAGTATTACTTTTCATCCTGCGTTAGTTGCAGCTAAGAAAATGCAGAAAAAAATACACGACCAGCTAGAAGAGTCTGGTGCTAACAAACAATTAAGGTTAGCAGCATTTGAGTTAGCTCTATTTGGTACGGGTATAATGAAAGGTCCGTTTGCTGTATCTAAAGAATACGCTAACTGGGATGAAGGTGGTGAATATAATCCTACAATTAAAACTGTACCTTCAACTAGCAACGTATCTATATGGAACTTCTACCCTGATCCTGATGCAGCTAACATGGATGAAGCTGAATATGTAGTAGAACGACATAAGATGTCTCGATCACAGATGAGAGCATTAAAAGATAGACCCTTCTTCCGTAAAAACGCTATAGATATGTCTTTAAACATGGGTGAGTCCTACACTAAAAAGTGGTGGGAACAAACTATGGAAGAAGCAGAACACGGCTCACAAGCTGAACGCTACGAAGTACTAGAGTTCTGGGGTTTTGTAGATAGAGAGATATTAGAAGAACACGAAATAGATATACCTAAAGAGCTAAAAGACGCAGAGCAACTAAACGTAAACATATGGATATGTAACAACGAAGTACTGCGTTTAGTTATGAACCCATTCAAGCCTTCCTATATTCCGTACTACGCTGTGCCGTATGAAGTATCACCTTATAGTTTCTTCGGTGTAGGCATAGCTGAAAACATGGATGACACACAGACCTTGATGAATGGCTTCATGCGTATGGCTATTGATAATGCTGCGTTGTCAGGTAACTTAATTATAGAAGTAGACGAGACTAACTTAGTACCTGGGCAAGACCTAAGTGTGTATCCAGGAAAGACGTTTCGTAGGCAAGGTGGTGCGCCAGGACAAGCCATCTTCGGCACTAAGTTCCCTAATGTAGCCCAAGAAAATATGCAACTATTTGATAAAGCAAGGGTGTTAGCCGATGAAAGTACAGGGTTCCCGTCTTTCGCGCATGGGCAAACAGGTGTCTCTGGAGTGGGGAGAACTGCTTCTGGGATTTCTATGCTTATGTCTGCAGCTAATGGTTCTATACGAACTGTTATAAAGAACGTAGATGACTACTTGATTAACCCATTAGGTAAAGCATTCTTTAACTTTAATATGCAGTTTGATTATGATCCAGAAATAAAGGGTGACTTAGACGTTAAAGCGCAAGGTACTGAATCATTGATGGCTAACGAAGTACGTAGTCAACGATTGATGCAGTTCTTACAGGTAGCACAGAACCCGATACTAGCTCCTTTCGCTAAGATGGATTACATTATACGTGAAATAGCTGTTAGTATGGACTTAGATCCAGATAAAGTAACTAACTCTTTACAAGACGCAGCTATACAAGCTGAAATACTTAAAGGCTTTCAAGCACCTCCAGAACCTGCTGGAGTACCTCCTCAAGCAGGAGTACCTCCTACTCCTAATCCTGCTGGTGGAAGCGCACCTGCTGCAGGTCCTGCTCCTCAAGCTACTACTGATATGACAGGCGGTGGAGGTTCTAATATAGGAATAGGAAGTGCAGCAGCACCAGGTGAACAAGGCTTTAGTGGGAACGTACAATAATGGGTCAACTAGCTAGACAATTCGCTAATGGTTTTAGAGATATACTATTAGGCGTTAAGGGTAAGGATATAGGTAAAAATGACTTAGATGCTCCTATTGATTTTGGAGAAGTTAATCCTTTATTTAAAACTACAGTTTCTTCAGAAGGAGAAGATAGACTTATTAAAGAAGGGCAGATACTAGATCCCTATACTGCTGAAGATAGAATGCGATATCCTATAGCTGAAGGTTTTCCTGTTAAAGATGAATATAATTTTGACAGTAATTTTGAACCTAGGTTTTATAGTGGTTCTAAAAGTGAAATACAAACTAAAGAAGAAGTTTTTTCAGAAAGTACAGGAGACATTACTTACGACTTTCAGAGATTTGAACCCGAAGCAGATAATCCTTATTTTAAACCTGTTGTAAATAATCCTAGAACAGGACCAAGAGGAGATGATCTTACTATACGTAGGTCTGAGACTGCCATCCCTGAATCTGCATCTACAGAGTTGATGCCTTTTTATAGTACTATAGAGTCTTCTTTACGTTCCTTAAATATAAAAAATACAGGAATGTTAGGTAAACAAATTAAACAAAAATTAAACAAAGTAAAAAATTATAACGAAGAAGAAGCAGCGTTTATAGGTTTTAACTTAGATGACAACACTACATATACTAATAAAGACCTTAATAAATTATTAGAAGATAAAGGTATTATAGTTACAGCTAATATTAAAACTAAATCTGACACTTTAAACAGATTAAAAAAAGAAAATGCTTCTGTTAATACTATTTATGATAAAGATAAGGATTGGTCGTATTCTCAAACACAACGACAAAACATTAAAAATGTTATAAATGATGAAGACTTAGCACAAAAATATCCTGATAACCCTTCTGATAGTTTTGAATTATCTATAAATGTTAATCCTGTTTTTGTTAAGGGTAGCGATACGTATGAGGGAAGAGCTAATTTTATAGATAAAAATATAGGACTAACTCATTCTATAAATAAAGAAGCAGGTCCGACTTTAGCTCACGCTAGAGGAGATGTTTACACTACACATGATGGTATTAAAGAAATTCTCATGTCAGAGTTTCAAACTGATGCTATGCGTGACTTAAAAGGTCCTAATGCATTAGGTTATAATAATAGACCTAAAAAACCTAACTACTCAGATGAATACTTTGAGAAAGAAGCTCATTCAGTTAGAGAAGGAGAGATACTTAGTGATGCTCTTATGCTATCTAATTTTAATAAAAGAAATAAAGCTGAAAGCGCACTAGACGCTTTAGATAGAAATTATGCTGAACAGTCAAGAAGAGGTAGAATAAGTCCTGAAGAACAAGCTGAACTTGACACTCGAACTTCTTTTATGGTTAAGCAACCTTATTACGGAGAATACAGTGATTTAACACCGTCAGAGGTTTTGTTTTTAAGAAATGAAAGCCCTAAAGATGCAGTAAAAATAGAGTATTTATATCTGTCAGAACAAAATTGGATGAACGAGATAGGATTAAAAGGTCCATATGGAAACACAAGATCTGATAGAGGGTTTGAATTAATTGATCAAGCAAATGATTCAATATCTGGACAATTTATGCTTGTGGATAAACCCGATCTTCGAGACGAACAATTAGATACTATAAATAATTTTTTATATAAGACCACTCCTAAGTTTGCAAAAGATATTAAATACAAGGATGGATCTATTTTTGCATATAAAGGTGATGCAGTTTCAACAAAACAATTAGACAAAATAGTAGATGAAGAACTTACTAAAAACATTGAGATTTCTTTCTTTGAATTTGATAAAAATACTTCGTTTAATATGAGTAAAGACTTTCCCTTTAAATATTTACTTAAAGCTGCAGACCCTAAGTATAAACACACTAGAAAAATAAAAACTATTTCTTTAGAGCCTATAAAAGGACAAAAACAAGGACCGCTTGATAAAAGACAACTATTAAAGAACGTTAAAGTAAAAAACCCTGGTTTTGTAGAAAGAAAATTACCTATACCTACAGGTAGATATTCTGCACCTGAAAGGTACTTAGAAAAACTTCTACAATCTATAATTGTATATGCAAAACGAGAAGGCATAGACACTATACGTATTCCTGCACCTTTTGACATAGGTAAAGAAAGAGGGATAGATTTCTTAAAAGGTTCAGTTCTTAAAGATAACTATATAATAAGTATGGATAGAGCATTAAAAAATATAACTACAGAAGAACCTAAAATAAAAGTAAAACGTACACAAAGAGAAAATCCCTATAAAGGAAGACGTGAAGACTGGGAAAATGATCAAGAAGTTGAAGTAGATTTTGCTGATATCCTTCTTGATGATGAAGGTCCTCTTGATGAAGATTTTATTCCTAATGTTGAAAATGCAGATGATCTTGCAGGAGCAGGTATCTTTCAAGATGCAGATAGAGAAACAGTAGATTTAGCTACTGGTAATGTAACTCGTATAGGTCAATATAAACCAGGACCAGAAGAAGAAATATGGGATGCTTCAAAACCTAGATTTAAAGAAATAATAACTATAGACATTAAAGGTTTAAAGTTAGATAATATAGAAGGTTTAAAAGGTAGGTACGCTAAGGGTGGTTTAGTTACAGCACCCAACAACGGATTAATGAGTAGGTAATGACAGGAAGTTATGTGGAACATATAATATCAATTAAAAAAATAACTAACGATAAAACCGTATGGGATGCTTTTTGTAAAGTATTAGATGAAAAAATAAATCAAGTACACGTTAAAATGGAGCAAGTGCAAGGTGAAGCAGATATCTATAGGTGTCAAGGTGAGGTAACAGCTTTACGTAAATTAAAATATTTAAGGGATGAGATAAATGGCAGTAAATGATCAAATGGAGATGGCTCTATCTGAGTCAGGAAGACAAGACCCAGTAAGCGGTAATGATGTACCAATGGGATCTCTGCCAGAAGAAGTAAGAGATGATGTACCAGCTATGCTGAGTGAAGGAGAATATGTAGTACCTGCTGATGTATTACGATTCTACGGGTTAAAGTTTTTTGAAGATCTTAGAGAGAACGCTAAGATGGAAATAGCTAAAATGGCAGATGAAGGTCGCATAGGTGGAGAACCTGTTGCTGGACCTGGCCCTACTGCACCAACCCCAGATCAACCTAATGGTTTAGATCTATCACCAGATGATATGCAGCAGTTAGAATCTGTGCTACAAGCTAGTGAGGGTGGTGCAGTAGGTTTTAACGTAGGTGGTCTAGAACAAGGTTTAGATCAAAGTGAGCAAGGCGGTGCAGTAACACAGAAGGCCTCTATGAATATGGAAGATGACGCTAAAACAGATCAACTAATAGATCGTATCATGGGTGCAGTGCAGAAGAATCCTTCCTTACAACAAAAGTTAGCCGATAAAGGTGTAGGATTTATGGAAGGTGGCGTAGTTCAAGGATACGCTCACGGAGGAGATCACTCTAAAGATAATTATAGTGCTGATGATTGGTTATCTATGATGCAACAACAACAGCTAAACGAGGCTTTTAATCCTTATGCTTTCTTAACTCCAGGAACAGGAGGAGGCTACGGTAGTTCGTCTTTTAAAACAGCGGATACTATACAAAAAGGAGCTGCACCTACAGAAGCAGTAAAAAAGAAAATACCAAAAGAACAACCCGATGGACCAGATGATGTTCCAATGACACCTACTTTTAGTAAAATGTCATTAGAGCAACAACAAGATTACATGAGTAAAGCTAATGATATGATTAATTATACAGGTCCTTTTTCTTGGGCTGTTAATGCATTAGGAAGATTTAATAAACAACACGCTGATAAACATAATGAAAAAACAAAAGCATATCAACAAGCTACAATAGCTAAAGCAAAAGCAGACCCTGATAGTCAATATACAGGGGATGGCTATTCACTTGATGGCACTCCTGGTTATGGATCTGCTCAAGGTGCAGCAAACGCTGCAGCCGCAGGTATAGATGATGGTACGGAGGGTTCAGGTTTCACGGGGCCTATGAATAAAGGTGGTTTTATCTCACGCAGAAAGAAAACATAATATTGACACAGTAATACAAATAAGGCAAAATAACAACTAGGCTACTCCGTAAAATTACGGACCCCATATAACAAAAGGAAATACAATTATGCCAGAGCCAGAAGCAGTAGTAAAACCTAAAACAGCAGGTTTCGTAGATAGCAAACACAATAACGCTAATAAGAGACGCATCGAAGAAGAGCAAGCTGAATTAGATAAACTTACAGCAGCACCAGAAGAAGAAGCTTCTACAGAAGAACCCGTAGAAGAAAAAGTAGAAGTTAAAAAGGAAGAAAACCTTAGCCCAGAAGAAAAAACTTACAAGAAAAGACACACAGATGCTCGTAAGTATATAAACGAACAAGACGCTAAGATAAAAGCTCTAGAAGAACGCCTCAATAACCCTGACCTAGCAGCAGATATTAGACCACCTAAGTCAGACGAAGATATAGGTGCATGGGCAGAGAAGTACCCCGATGTAGCTGCAATAGTTGAAACTATAGCTGAAAAGAAAGCGCAAGAAAAGTTTAGTCAAGCAGAAGATAGACTACAACGTATAGACGAGATAAACGCTGAAGCTCAAAGAACTAAAGCTGAAAATGAAATACGTAAGTCTCATTCTGATTTTGATGAACTAAAAGACAGTGATGCGTTTCATGATTGGGCAGACGTACAACCTAAATGGGTTAAAGATGCCTTATACAAAAACTCAGACGATGCAATGTCTGTAGTAAGAGTAATAGATTTGTATAAAGTAGATAACGGCATAGACACTAAAGGTAAAAAAGCATCAACTAAAGAAGCAGCGTCTGTAGTAGTACCTAAACGTAATTCAGCTAATCCTGATCAAGACTCATCTAAACCTAAGTACACAGAATCTATGGTTGACAAAATGTCTATGGAAGAATACGAAAAGCATCAGGATGCTATACTTCAAGCGTCTAGAGATAACCCTAACTTTTACGATATTACGGGAGCAGCCCGTTAAATTAATTTAGTTATTGACATTGTGTTTTATTTGTATATAACTATACGAGATAAGTAACCAATAACTTTAAGACCCTTCAGATATGTAGCTACTCTTAAAGTTAGGTTATTTATAAACCCCAAGCCTATACTACTTACTAAGACTACCTGATAAGTATAAGCCCGTTAATTTTAGCTAGGCATAGTTACAGTTAATGCACCTTAGAAAACATCAGCCTCTTCGCTAAGTGTTACGCTTTTAACTCAAGCCAAACATCTTAATGGAGGATTTTATTATGGCTTTCACAACCGCAGCAGGTTATGGCAACTTACCGAATGGTAATTTTAGTGCTATAATCTATTCAAAAAAAGTACAGCTTGCATTCCGCAAGAGTACTGTTGTGGGCGATATAACTAACTCAGATTATTTTGGAGAAATTAGTGGTCAGGGCGACACAGTCAAGATCATTAAGGAGCCAGAAATTTCGGTTAGTTCTTATGCCCGTGGCACAACTGTTCAAGCGCAAGATCTTGATGATGAAGACTTCTCACTTGTAGTCGATAAAGCAAATTACTTTGCATTTAAAATGGACGACATTGAAGAAGCACATTCACACATTAACTTCATGCAACTTGCAACAGATCGTGCTGCATATCGTTTATCTGATCAATACGACCAAGAAGTACTTGGTTATTTGGCAGGTTACAAACAGTCATCACTTAGTTCATCTGCCGATGCGGTAAATGCAACTACTAATGGTACTGTTGCAGTAGCTACTGCTGGCACAGACGAATTGTTGTCCAGTATGAAGCTAAATAAAGGTTCTTTTGGTAACATTACTACAAGTTCCGCAGGGTCGCACTCTATTCCGATTGCTGCTCGTCTACCTGGTGCAACTGCACTACCAACAGCGACTGCTTCACCTCTTATGGTAATAGCTCGTATGGCTCGTTTGCTTGATCAACAACAAGTTGATACAGCAGGTCGTTGGTTAGTCATTGACCCAGTATTCATGGAAATCTTACGAGATGAGGATTCACGTCTTCATAACGCTGATTTCGGTGCGTCAGGAAGTATACGTAATGGTTTAGCAGTCAGCAATTTAGGCGGCTTCCGTGTATATGTTTCTAGTAACCTACCATCCGTTGGCACAGGTCCAGGTACTACAGGTACTGCAAACCAACTCGCTAACTTTGGTGTAATCGTAGCTGGACACGACTCAGCTATAGCAACCGCAGAACAGATCAATAAAACAGAAACCTATCGAGATCCTGATAGTTTTGCTGATATTGTTCGTGGGATGCATTTGTACGGCAGAAAGATACTTCGTCCTGAAGCTATCACTGTTGCACAGTACAACGCAGCGTAAGGGAGGACTGACAAATGGCTACATATTCATCAAGTTTACAAGCGGTTCACAGACCTTCTGCTCCTGCTCCATACTTAGTAAGTAATACTATTGATATTGCTGTAGAAAACACAAATAACGCTGCGGCATTAGCTGCAGACGATATTTTGCAAATCTTCACAATACCAACAGATACTCTTATTATGGCTGCAGGTTACGAAATTGAGGCTCTATTGACTGGAGAATCAAACGACACAACATTCAACTTAGGTATTACTACTGCCTCTACAGGTGGTATTGCTGCTGATGTTGATGAGTTCGTTGCAGCAATGGACACAGACGCTATGGCGGTTGGTTCCTATGCTACTATGATTCCTGGTGTGTTCCCGAACCTCACTGGTTCCACGGCAACAACAATGGATCTAGAACTTCAAGCAGCAACTACAGCACCGACAGGTGGTAAGATTCGGGTATGGATGGTTCTTATGAACATAGATAATCCTGGAGATTACGATGCTAATGAAGTTGATAGAGATCTATTAGCTTAAATTACTATAATGAGGGGGCAGGGCAACTTGCCCCTTCTACTACATAGGAGCTATTATGGCTGAGACATATCTCACACTAACTAATAAAGTTATAACTAAATTAAATGAAGTTGTATTAACTTCTTCTAACTTTACCTCAGCTAGAGGTATGCAAGTACAAGCTCAGAATGCTGTTAATGAAGCTATACGCTACATAAATCAAAGAGAATATAATTATCCATTTAATCATGCACTTGCCACACAGACACTAACAGCAGGTGTAGTATCTTACGCACTACCTACTTCTACTAAGACAGTAGACTACAATACATTTAGAGTAGCTAAAGACTCAGACTTAGGTAGCTCAGGTGGTAAACTAAAGATACTAAACTATAATGATTACATTGATAAGTATATCTCACAAGAAGATGAAATAGAAACTACTACGTTAAGTACATCGCACACTGACTCTGTAACTACTATCACCGTAGCTAGTACATCAGGTTTTTCAGCATCGGGTAGTTTGTATATAGGTAACGAGATTGTATCTTATACAGCTATAGGTTCGTCTACTACGTTTACAGGTGTAACCCGTGCTACGTCTGCTACTACAGCGGCTGCTCACGATAGTGGTGTTACTGTAGCTCAGTTTGACGGTGGTGGTTTACCTCAGTACGTAGTTAGAAAGCCAGACAATAATTACTTATTATATCCACACCCTACAAAGTCATATCAAATAAAGTTCGACTATTTTACTTTTCCTGCAGATCTAGCGGCTCACAGTGACACTACTACTATACCCGATAGGTTTTCTTACGTTATTGTTGCAGGAGCTACAGCTTTCGTTTATCAATACAGAGGTGAGGTTGCTCAATACCAATTAAACATGGAGTTGTTTAACGATGGTATTAAAAGTATGCAATCACTACTAGTTAATAGATTTGAGTATTTACGCTCAACATACCCATTAGGAACGTCTTCAGTTGCAAGACCTAACGCTTTAAGAGTATCTTAATATGCCAGATAGTTCACAGGTAGAACCAGCCTCCTTTAACTGTGAGGGTGGTCTTATACTAAATCGTTCTACGTTTATGATGCAACCAGGAGAGGCATTAGAACTAGAGAACTTTGAACCAGACATTCAGGGTGGCTACAGACGTATTAGTGGTTTTAAAAAGTTCGTTAATCAAGTTGTACCTTTTACAACAGCTAACTCAGAAAAAGTGTTAATGGTAGCTGCTTTTAGTGATAATGTATTAGCCGCTCGTGGTGAAAAGATATGGAGTTCCGCTAGTAATGTATTAGGATCAAGTATAGCTGCTAATATAGCAATGACAGGTTCAGGTACTATTAATGTAGATTCTACTACAGGGTTTAGTTCTAGTGGTACACTACAGGTTAACAGTGAGTTTTTTACTTATACAGGTATTACAGCTACTACATTTACGGGAGTAACTCGCGCTACATCTTCTACTACAGCAGCAGCACACGCTAAAAGTGATATAATTTCCGAAGACTGGACTGTAAGAGATACAGGAAGAACAAACGCAGGTAAGTATAAGTTTGAGCGTTTTAACTTTGATGGCAACGATAAAATAGTTGTAGTTGATGGTGACAACCCTCCAACAGTATTTAATACTTCTTTAGCTGCAACAGATATAAGTGAGAGTTCTGTATCTAATGCTAAGTTTGTCATATCTTTTAAGCAACATATGTTTTACGCTGGTATGTCAGCTACACCACAAGAACTAGTATTTAGTCAACCTTTTGATGAGGATGCCTTTAACAGTGGTAGCGGTGCAGGTAGCATTAAAATAGATGATACTATAACAGGTATAAAATCTTTCCGTGATGCATTGTATATATTCTGTGAAAACAGGATCTTCGCATTGACTGGAACATCGTCAGCTAATTTTGCTGTAACTCCAGTTACACGTAACATTGGTTGCATAAACGGTGACACAATACAAGAGTTTGCTGGTAACTTAATATTTCTTGGTCCTGACGGATTACGAACAGTAGCTGGTACTGCTAACATTGGTGACGTTGACTTAGGTACAATAAGTACAAACGTACAGTCTTTGTTTGACGAGAATATAGCTGACTCAACTTTATTTGACAGTGTAGTTGTAGCAGACAAAACACAATACAGAATATTCTTTACTAAAGACGGAAGAACAGAATCAGCTACTAAAGGTATAATCTGTGTTAAAAGAGATAACAAATACGAGTTTTCTGAAATAAGAGGTTTAAAACCTTCTGCAACAGATGACTTAATTACTACAGGTGATGTAAAAGTTCTTCATGGTGGGTTTAACGGTTACGTATACAGACAAGAACTAGGGAATGACTTTGACGGTACTACTATATTTGGTAAGTATCGTAGTCCAGACTTAACGTTTCAAGATCCAGGTATTAGAAAACATATGCAACGAGTTATTGTTAACTATAAACCCGAAGCAGCAATAGATGCTGATCTCTTTATAAGATATGACTACGAAGACCCAGAGTCAGCTAGACCTGCAGCATATCCTTTAGATTCGACTGATGTTGTTGCTATATACGGAACTTCATCTTATGGCGCACCTACTTACGGTGGTGTATCACAACCTCTAGTTAGGCAATCCGTTGAGGGTTCAGGGTTTGCTGTAGCTTTACGTGTTAATGATGGCGGTAATACAGCCCCTTATTCACTTAAAGGATTTCAATTAGAGTATCAAACAGGAGCAAGAAGATAAATGGGTGCTACTTACACAAGGCAATCGTCTTACACTGACGGAGATACGATTACCGCAGACCACACTAATAACGAGTTTGACCAGCTACTAGCTGCTTTTGCTGCAAGCTCAGGACACACACACGATGGTACAACCGCAGAAGGCGGTCCTATAACTAAGTTATTAGGTACAACTATTACTATAGGTGATGGAACATCAGGACAAAACATTGTAGTAACGTATGACGGTGAATCTAATGACGGTGTAATGTCGTGGATGGAAGACGAAGACTACTTTGAGTTCTCTGATGACATACTCGTAGCTTCTACAGAAAAACTACAGTTTCGTGATACAGCAATATACATTAACTCTTCAGCAGATGGGCAGCTAGATCTTGTAGCTGACACAGAAATACAGATAGCAGCTACTACTATAGACATGAATGGTGCTGCTGATATATCTGGCAACCTAGCAGTAGGTGGTAACTTAACAGTAGCAGGTAATGCGACAGTTACAGGTACTACCACATTTAATGGTGGCACACTTACGTTAGGCGACAGTGCGTCAGACAATGTTGTGTTTGGTGCAGATGTAGACTCACACATTATACCTGACGATGACAATACGTATGATTTAGGTAGCTCCAGTCAAGAATGGCGTGACATTTTTATAGATGGCACAGCTCACATTGATACACTTGACGTTGACGTTAATGCTACTGTAGCTGGTACACTAGGTGTAACTGGAGCTATAACTGGCTCTAGTACAATAGTTGGTACTACTATATCAGCAAGTACAGCGTTTGTTCCTACAGTAGCTGACGGTGCTACACTAGGTACATCTAGCTTAGAGTTCGGTGATCTTTACTTAGGTGACTCAGGAGTTATCTACTTAGGTGCTGACCAAGACGTATCACTTACACATATTCCAGACACAGGTGTAAGAGTAAACAGCACTAGAAAAATAGAATTTAATGATGCATCACAGTTTATACATGGCTCAAGTGCTACTGTATTATCGCTAGGTGCTACAGATGAGATAGACCTTACAGCTACTACAATAGACATAAACGGTACTGCTAGTGTTAGTGGTAATGTTACTATGTCTGCTGATGCTACAGTAGGTGATGATCTTACACTTTTATCTGATGCTGCAGTACTAGGTTTTGGTGCTGATACAGATGTCACACTGACACACGTAGCTGACACAGGCTTGTTACTTAACAGCACAATGGCACTGCAGTTTAACGATGCGTCACAGTTTATTAACGCTCCTAGTGCTACAGTCTTAGACATTAACGCAACAGATGAGATTGAGCTTAACGCTACAGCTATTGACGTTAACGGTACAATGGATGTTAGTGGCACATTAGGTGTAACTGGTATTGCTACATTTGCTGATGACATAATCATAGGTGACGGTAAGACTATAGGATCTGCATCAGATGTAGACGCTATAACTATTGCCTCTAATGGTCAGGTAACACTGACACAGACACTGATAGGTACAGCACTAGATATATCTGGTGATATAGATATAGACGGTACAGCTAACTTAGACATAGTTGATATTGATGGTGCGGTTAACATAGCTGCTGCTACAACTATAGCTACAGACAATAAGATACAGTTCCGTGATACAGGGCTATACTTAAACTCTAGCACAGATGGTCAACTAGACATTGTTGCTGATACAGAGATACAATTAGCTGCTACTACAGTAGATCTAAATGGTAACTTAGATGTATCAGGTACAGTAGTTGCAGCAGGTAACATTACTACTTCAGGTACAGTAGAGCCAGCAGGTGACACAGCAGCAGGAGATAACGCAGCTATAGGTTACACATCTGTTGAAGGTCTTATCCTTACAGGTCAAGGTTCAACAAATGATGTAACAATTAAAAACGATGCTGATACTATTGTTATGCGAGTTCCTACAGGAACAGACGATGTAGTATTTACAGACAATGTAACTATATCGGGTGACTTAACTGTAACAGGTACAACTACACAAGTTGACACAGTTACTATGGAAGCAGCTAACGCTGTAGTGTTTGAAGGTGCTACTGCAGATGACCACGAAACTACACTTACAGTTGTAGATCCTACAGCAGACAGAACAATTAACTTACCTAACCAATCAGGTACACTACCCGTTCTAGCTGCAGCAAGTAATACTCAAGTTAGCTCTACACCAGAAGAGTTAAACATACTAGATGGAGCTACTGTAGTTGTAGGTGAGATCAACGCACTAGACTTAGGTAGTACTGCAATAGGTACAGCGATTGCATCTAAGGCAGTTGTATTAGACGCTAACAAAGACTACACAGGTTTACGTAACTTTACTGTTACTGGTGAACTAGACGCAGCTACAGGTGACTTCTCTAGTGACGTAGATATAGACGGTGATCTTCTTGTAGGTGATGATTTAACATTAGACAGCGATGCTGCAGTATTAGGGTTCGGTGCAGATAAAGATGTAACGTTGACACACGTTGCAGATACAGGTATACTTCTTAATGCAGCTATGGTGGTTCAGTTTCGTGACAGTGCCATTAACATTGGTTCACCTGCTGACGGTGATTTAGACATTAATGCAGACGATGAGATTGAGCTTAACTCTACATTAATAGATATCAATGGTAACGTAGAAATAAGTGGAACTACTGCCCAGGTAGGTATATCAACATCAACAGCTAAAGATATATTTAATGCAGGTATGTCACTTAAGAATGGAGCTACATCAGCAGGTTTTGTAGAGTTCTTTGAGGACTCAGATAACGGAACAAATAAAGTAACATTAATCGGTCCAGCATCAACGGCTGATATAACATTAACCTTGCCTAGTGTAGCTGGAACCATAGCCACCACTACTTCGGCAGCAGATGATGCAACAGCCCTAGCCATTGCACTAGGATAAGAAAGGAACTAAATCATGGCAAACACGTTTAAGGTTGTAAACTTTGCAGCAGAACCTGCTAGTGCAGGTACACCGTATGTAATGTACACTGCTGCTTCTAGTACAACTACAGTTGTTTTGGGGTTGATATTATCTAATATACACACATCTCAAGTTACAGCTACAGTTAGACTAGTAAGTGATACAGCAAACAGAGCAGTAACTAATAACACCGCTAACGGTACAAGCATTATAGTTCAAGATGCACCTATACCTGCTAGTAGTGCATTAGAGCTTATGTCTGGTAACAAAGTGGTACTAGAAACTACAGATCAAATTACGATTGATTGTTCTGTAGCAGACAAACTAAGCGGAACATTGAGTATAATGGAGATCACCTAATGGCATACATTGGTAACGCACCAGCAGATAGATTTACTAGCATACCTACTGTACAACAGTTTAATGGCGATGGTAGTACAACTGCCTTTACATTAAGTAGACCAGTAGGCACAGACCAAGACTTATTGGTATCTGTAGATGGCGTTATCCAAGACACTGCAGCTTACGCAGTATCTAATGGTACTACACTTACATTTAGTGCAGCACCCTCTACAGGTACAGCAAACATCTTCGTTAACTATTTAGGTGTAACCATAGGCTCAGTTGTACACCCAGCTAGTTCAGCACTTGCTGCTACTACAGGTACTTTTAGTGATGCTGTAGGTATTGGAGAAACTTCTCCATTAGGAAAATTGCACGTTAAGTCTGGGGATAGTGCAGCTTCATCTGTAAATGGTAATGCTAATGAATTAGTTGTAGAAAATTCAGACTATTCAGGCATCACGATACTTGGTGAAAATGAAACATCTATTATGTTTGGTGATAACGAAGACCCAGATGTAGGTAGGATTGAATATTTTCATAGCACTAATTCTATGAGCTTTAGGACTAATGCTAGTGATGCAATGCTTATTGATGGTAATGGTCATGTTACTATGCCATTACAACCAGCGTTTCTTGTAAATCCTGCAAGCAATCAAAATAATATTGCTACTGGTACTCAAGTTACAGTTGTTTTTGGTACAGAAGTATATGATGTAGGTTCTAACTTTGCGTCTAACACATTTACTGCCCCAGTTACAGGTAAGTATCAACTAAACTTTCAATTAACCTTACTAAATGTAGACTCTGCTTCTTTGTATTATGAAGCAAAATTAGTAACTAGTAACAGAACGTATAATTTTATTATAGACCCAGACTTTGGGCAAGATGCAGGTTATTGGTCTATTTCTGGGGCTATGCTTGCTGATATGGATGCTAACGATACTGTTATTTTAAATGTAGTACACCATTCAGGTACTGCACAAACAGATATTCAGACAGCTACTTTTTTCTCAGGCTATTTAGCTTGCTAACCATCGGGTGAAATAACCCTGTCATAAAGGAGACATAACAATGGCAAACCACACTAAAACAATAACACTTACAGATTTACAGCAAAAGATACTCGCTAATGATCTATACACAGCAGCAGATAACTCAGGCTTAGATGCTTGGATTGACGGTGCAGTTACTGGCAAACTTAACAACTGCTGGAAACGTATGCAGTCTGAGTGGACTACTAAGCTCATGAATGATGAGAGCTTTACGGATAGCATACCTAGTAACCAAGCAGACTTTGTAGCACTTGTAACAGCTAGGTCAGACTATAAAACTCGTAAACAGCGAGATGATGCATAATAAAGGAAACGCACAATGG